ACCCCCGCCGCATTAAGGGGGCTAGAAAATGAACGGACATACTTTATATCTAACTCCCGACAACTGGGACATCACGCTCGACAGTTCCGGCAGGATCGCCCGCTCGACGCAGGCGTATGCGATCGCGCAGAACGTTGCGAACGCCGTCCGGCTGTTCACGGGTGAGGCGTACTTCGCACAAGACGAAGGAATTCCGCATTTTGAAATCGAATTAGGCTATACGCGTCCGGCGCTTTCGGTGCTTCGCGCCAGAATTCGAGAAGCGGCGTTAAACGTTGAAGGCGTACAGGACGCGCAAGTGAATATAAATACGCCCGTCAGTTCGGATCGCAAGCTGACGGGCGAAATTCTGCTGACTGTCGCCGACGGCGACAAGAGCAGTAAGATCACGCTCACACTCTAGGAGGTGAGATCATGGCTGTAGTATTCGACCCGGCCACGGGGTTGACCGTGGACAGCGCTGCCGACGTGCTGGCGCAGATCAAAGCGGACTGGCAAAACGCCTTTTCCGGCGGCGGCTTGCCGCCTCTTGATGTAGACCCAGCCACGCCCGCTGGTCAGCTGATCGCGACGCAGGCCGCGCTTGTTCAGGCAAAAGACAGCGAAATTCTTTTTCTCGCGCAGCAGTTTAACCCGGAAACAGCCGAGGGCCGCTGGCAAGACGCCCTAGGTAAAATCTACTCTCTGACGCGAAAGACGGCAGAACCGACGGTTGTTTCTTGCACTTGCACGGGACTTTATAACACTGTCATTCCCGCCGGAAGCATCGTCCAGAACACAGACGGTTATCAACTGCGCAGTCTGGACGCGGCGACGATCCCGTCAAGCGGAACGGTGAACATCGAGTTCGCCGTCACCGAGACCGGCCCCGTAGAAATTCCCGCCGGTTCGGTGACGAAGATCATCACGGTCATCCCCGGCTGGGACACGGTAACAAATGCGGCGGCGGGCGTTCTTGGCAGAGATGCAGAAACGCAGACTGAATTTGAAACGCGCCGCTATAACAGCGTCGCAACGAACGCGCACGGCAGTGTTTCCGCCATACAGGGCGCGATTTCCGGCGTAGACGGCGTTCTTGATTGCAAGGTCTTGGAAAACTCGACAGATAACGCCATGACGATTCTCGGCGTGTCGGTCGATCCGCATTCGATCTGCGCGTGCGTTTTTGGCGGCGACGGAACAGACATCGCGGAAGCGATTTACAGAAAAAAGGATGCGGGTTGCGGCACGACGGGAAGCACTGTCGTTTCATACTCTGACCCCGATTTTAACAATGCCGTCTACACCTACAATATACTGCGCCCAATTGTCGTCGATGTGAAAATGGCGGTCACGATCAAAAATACCGGAAGCACGCCAGCGAGTATTGCCGACGATATAAAAGCCGCTCTGATCGCTGATTTCTACGGGCAGGGCGAAAACGCCCGCGTCGGCCTCGGTCAGACGCTTTACGCAAGCCGTTTTTATCCTATCGTTATCGGTGCAGGCGTGAGCGATTTCGTATCGCTGACCGTTGCGCTTGGAACAGGCACGTTCGGTTCGTTTATCGACATAAACGCGAACCGCGAACCGCAATTGATCGAGAGCAATATTACGGTGACGATCATATGACGGCGCGGCGCGATTTTTCTATTCTGCGGGATGAAACGATTCTCAGCCAATACAGCGCCTCGCCTCATATCTTAGATTTGACGCATGGCTTTGCGCTGAGAATCGACCCCGCGCCAGACATCGACACTTTCTTTGAGAAGGTTTTCGACATCGAAACGGCGCAAGGTTGGGGCTTGGATAATTGGGGCCGCATTCTGGGCGTTCCGCGCGGCGTTCAAGTCGCGTCAACTGACTGGTTCGGCTACTATGGCTCAGGCTTGCAACCGTGGAATCAAGCGCCGTTCTTTAACACTGCGCAGGCGACGCAGAATTTCCCGCTGACCGACGAAGCGTATAGAAAACTGCTGATGTATAAAGCCGCCGCGAATATCGGTTCAGCCGACGCGGCGACGATCAACAGATTGTTAAAACAGATTTTTCCGGACACGTTTGACCACATTGTAGATAACGGCGACATGAGCATTCGCGCCGTGTTCAACGACTATCTGCAACCTGTCGAAATCGGCATCCTGAACACGTATGGAGCCTTAAACAAGGGCGCTGGCGTCCAGTGGATATATTTGAGCGTCAACCCTGATGAGGTATTCGGCTTTGACGACAGCGGTTTCCAGCCATTCGATCAGGGTGTCTTTATACCGTATCAGCTTGTCATTTTGTGAGGTGATAACATGCCACAGCCTAATAAAATCCCGTTGGCATTCGCGGCCAGCGGCGACAAGAATACAATTCCAGAGAGCACGGAAACAACCGGCCTTGCGTCATGGCGCGAGGGGTTCCCGGCGATCACGTCCGCGCCTTTTTCAGAGGGCGGCATAGCGCCCAAGCGTGCAGATTTTAACGGCATTTTTAACGCTTTGTCACAGTCCGTCATATGGCTCCAGCAAGGCGGCGTGTATGCTTACGACTCAAACACCGATTACGAGGCCGGGAACGTCGTTCTCGACGCTGGCGGGCTGTATGTTGCCAATGCCGGAAACGGCCCCTCGTCCGCAGTTGTACAGCCGTCTTCGGACACGACTGGCGCGACATGGAAGCTCGTTCGGCTTGACCTTGCTACGCCGACTGCCGCCGGGTACATGAGCGCGGCTGATAAGACGAGGCTGGATAGCGTAATACTGACCGACGCTACGCCGACTGCCGCCGGATACATGAGCGCGGCTGATAAGACGAGGCTGGATAGCGTAATACTGACTAACGCCACGCCGACCGCTGCCGGATACATGAGCGCGGCAGACAAAAACAAGCTCGACGGGCTGAAAAATCTGACCTTTGCTCAGTCCACGTGGTACAAACGTCCGTCCCTGATGTCGTCGAATAAAACGTCGATCACCATTCCCGCCGGGATGCAGGTGGCGATCAATGGCGGCCTGTACATCACGAATACCGCGACAACGCTGAATTTGGACAGCTTCATCACCGCCGCCAACAGAAAGGGCAAAGACGTGTACGTGTATGCCTGCGTGCCCTCTTCCGGCACAGCGCCGACGTTCGTGCTCTCGCTCAATAGCACCGTGCCGACAGGCTACACGGCGGCCACGTCGCGCAAGATTGGCGGCTTCCATTGCCTTTGCGTCGACGTAGGCATAATCTCCGGGCATGCGCTCTCCGGTTACGTCGCAGGCGATATTCTGCCCGCCTCGGTGTGGGACTTACTGTTCCGCGCTGAGAGCGAGAACGAGGGCATGGTTTTTATCGGCGGGCATTGGTACGACATCTACTTGCCGTCATGGGCGTCGAATAAGCTGCAATCTGTGTATGGCGGCACTATCGTTGACGGAACGTCAGCCATGCCAATGCACGGCGAGCGCTTTGCCGAGTACGCCGGATTGGTGAACAAACGACTCATTTGCCGCGACGAGTTTTTGGTCATTGCCAAGGGCAGCAACGAGCGCACGAATATCAGCGGTAATTCTGACCCGAACACGACCGGCGGACACAAAGACACGAACAACCGCCGTATGATCTCCAATTACGGCCTTGAGGACTGCTGCGGCGCATTGTGGCAGTGGACAAGTGACATTTTCGGAGCGTATAACATCCTATCCACGACAAGTCCAGCGAAGTTCGACAATCAGGGCGGCATTAGTGCGATGGCGCAAGATCAGTCAGCCGGGCAGCAGGGCAGTCACTATCTAAACAGCTACGGATGGCAGACTGACGGGAGAGGTACAAGTAATTATCTCATCGACGGAGAGCAGTCTATCTATGGCAATGCTTATGGCGCTCTAGCCCGCGCGCGGGTGGGCGGCGACTGGGGCATCGGGTCGCTTTGCGGCTCCCGTTCGGTCATTCTGTTCAACCTGTCGTCTTCCCGGGATGGCGCTACCTCTGGTCGGCTCGCGTCTGAGCCGAGGGTCGTCAATTTATAACGCGTTTAAGGGGGCTTTTCTTATGAGAGGTTATCCCAAAACACTGGCAAGCCGCGAGGATTATGAATACGTCGCCGCGAATTTCCCGCCGGAACAGTGGCGACCAGACTGGCAGGATCTGCTCGACACAATGTGCGATTGGTTCTTTGACCGCGAGCTGGTGGACAAAAGCGAAGGCATCGAGGATGCGACGCATAAGATCGAACAGAGTGAAAACGAGACTGGCACAGGCACAGTCAGGTATGTGCAGTATGTATGGCGCGTCAATCCGACGTGCAAGTTGCTGAGAATTGGTTTTACCGAGCAGGAAGTGCGCGACAAGCTGGATTCGCTGGAAGTCGCCTAAAGGGAAAGAATAGCAATCAAGCCCCGCAGGACGCGGGGCTTTTTATTTTATGGAGGTGATTATCATGCCTGAACCCTCAAGAATCCCGCAAGCATGGGCGGCTGACGGAGATTATAACGTCATTCCGACGACCAACCCCGGCACGGGCTTGTGTTCGTGGCCGCTCGGCTTCCCGACCGAAACGCAGACGCCTATTGCCGCAGGTGGAACGCCGCCACGTCGTCAGGACATGAACGGGGCGCTGAATTGGTTGAGTAAACATCTGCTGTGGACACAGCAGGGCGGCTTATGGCAATACAATGCGAACGCGAATTATGAGATCGGTAATATCGCACTTGAAAACGGCTCGCTCTTTTACTGCATTCAGCCGAACGGCCCCGCGTCAACTGTTGTCAGCCCGTCTAACGACAGTGCGGGCACGTACTGGCGGGCGCTGATCTACTCAACCGGGAAGCATCCCGACCCTGACCATCTCGCGAATCCGGCGGTATTGCAAGTGCTCCAAGCGGTCTATCCTGTCGGTTCAATTTATAGCAGTTACGGCAACACGTCGCCCGCTGTGTTGTTCGGCTTTGGCCAGTGGACAAAAATCGAGGGCCGGTTTTTGCTAGGCGCGAATTCGACGTATTCACTCGGCTCAACTGGCGGCGAGGCAACTGTCGCGCTAACAGTAAATCAAATCCCAGCACATAATCACAGTGCTATCACTGGCAACGCAGGGGGCCATAACCATACTATCACAGTAAATAGCGGTGGCGCGCATAGTCATAGTGCAGGCAGTAGTTGGGCCGGAGATCATACCCATACGCGCGGAAATATGGAAATTTCGGGTAGTATAAGCGGCGGCGCGGTCGAGGAAGGGAATTCCGCAACTGGCGCTTTTGCAATAACTGGTAGTGGCCGAGGAAGCGACGGTAGGGCGTCAGATTACGGTTTTAATTTTTACGCTTCAAGGTCTTGGACTGGTACTACATCTTCAAACGGCGGTCATTCACATAATATTTCTATCAATATCGGGGGGGAACATTCGCATTTGGCCAGTTCAGGTGCGGCAGGCGAGCATATCCATTCTGTCGCTGTTAATAATACCGGCGGCAATCAGGCGCACAACAACATGCCACCATTCTTGGCGGTCAACATGTGGAGGCGCACGGCATGATGAACTACCCCCCTCACTTTACCCGGCGCGAGCTGGCTTGTAAATGCGGATGCGGGCTGTGTAATCCCCGCGACGAGCTATTGCATCTTGCCGAGGCCGTGCGGCACGTTCTCGGCGATACTCCCATGATCGTGAATTCTTGTTGTCGCTGTGAGAAACACAACAGGGCCGTCGGCGGTTCGCCCACCTCAAAACACTTGACCGGGCGGGCGCTAGATTTCCGCCCTGAAGGAATGTCTGTTTTTGCGGCGTATGCAAAAATCATCACCGCATACGAGCGCGGCGAACTTCCTGAGCTGGGCGGCATCGGGCTGTACGTTAAGAAGAATTTTATCCATATCGACACGTACCACGCGCCGGACGGCCATCTGAGGAAGTGGCGCAATGACTGAGCAGAGCGATAAGAGCCTTCTCGACATTGCAATCACGGGCGGTCTTGGCGCATTCGTCGCGGTCGTTTTCGCCGCGATCCGTGCGGCGAGAACACACATGGACGAGACATTCAGCGTAAAACGCTTTGCTATCGGTCTGTCCAGCGCGGGAGGCGTTGGCGCTCTCGTAGCGTGGGCGCTAGATTATTTCGGCGTCGGAAAAGAACTGTCCGCCGTTATCATCGCTATGTGCGGCTATACCGGCGGGCGCTTGCTTGATGTAGTCGAGGCCGAAATTCCCGAAACGCTCAAGGCCGGATTTGACGGTATTCAAAAGCGTCTACAAGAAGGGCGGTGGAAAGATGATTGACGTGGACGAGATTCTTGATCGGTTGAAACTGTACAATCGCGTGATTATCTTCACCGTCGCAGTCGTCGTCTTGCTTTTAGCGTTGTGGCTCTTGTCAAACAGCGCCGGGCGGCGCGAAGTCGGCCTAAAGTTGACAGAGATCAAGCAGACCACCAAAACAAACGAACGCCGCGCTGATGAGATCATCGACGCGGCGAAATCACGAGAGGAGGCGGCGAAACGTGAGACGGGTGAAAGCATTCGTGCTGTGTCTGATGATGGCCTGCCTGACCTGCTGGCCGGGCTTTTGTCAGAGTACCGGCGCGAACGCGGCGGGCGTTGACGCGCTCAGAGTTCATGCCGGATGGACGGCCCCGGCATCCGGGTATTATTTGACTGACGCCGCGATGCGCGACACGGTTCAAGGATGGACGGAAGCGCGAAAGATCGCCGATGTGCGCCAGCAGGCGCTTGAAGCGCTCCGGGATGAGGTCAAGGCACAACAGGCCGATTTAATCCGACAGCTTGCAGAGCTTCAGCGCGAGATCGCCGCAGAGCGGTCATTGTGGCGTTTTCGCGTTCGCCGCGGGAAGATGCAAGGTTTTATTTATGGCGCTGTTCTTGGTTTCGGCGGCGGGTATCTTGTCAGACGAAATAACCCCTAAAAAGTTTTTGTATTTATCCCCTGTCGATTTGTCGGCAGGGGATTTATTTTTTTATCTAAACGCCGCGCCATGATTGAGACCGCGCTGAAACAGATATTCGGAGCATGATAAAAGCCCTGCAACTGGTGACAGAATGAGACCAGTTCGGGGCTTTATTTTTGTCAATACAAAAGATCACCCGCCAGGGAAAGGAAGGAACCCGGCGGGCGATCTTCTTCAAAGGAGGTTGCGCAGTTGCGCGGAATGGAACGATGAGGGAAAGGGTGATGCTTTGTATCTTATCATTGCGGCTTCTGGACGACTTGAACATTATCACAAACAAGTATCCCGGTCAAGACTAAAATCAAGCGGCGGTGCTCATGCCAGTGCGAGTGCCGCCGCTTTTTTTTTATTCCGGCAAAAAAAAACATTTTTCCCCCCTTGACTTTTTGCTTGTATACAAGTATAATATAGCCATCAAGAGAGGGAAGGAGGTGAAAAGATGAATTTGATCACGCTCGAAGAGGCCGCGAAGATCCTGAAACAGCGCGACGAGGCGATGGAGGTCACTTACCTCCGGAAAAAAGCGGCTGCCGGCGCGATAGCAGGCGCGGAGAAAATCGGCAGCATT